CATCCTGGCCGACGAAAAGTCATTTGCGACCAAGGCCGAGACATCGGATTCCATGCATAAACATCCTACGCCGGTGAACGTTGTAGTCTGATAGGTGATAAGCTTGATGCGAATCTCCCTGAAGACATACTTCTCGAACGCCGAGGATTTGAATGCGATAGGCCCTCCCAGCATGAGAGGGGCCATCAAGATGGACCAATAGTCCGGGCCTACAGTTGCCGGTCCACCACCGATTCTCCAAAAGCCAGCTGGTACTTCACTCACATAGGATGGAGCGAGTATTCCGAGCGGCTGGGAGAAGCGAACGGCTGTCCCCTGGATTCCAAGGCGAGGATGGCGTACTGCCATCTCACCGGTCATCTGGGAGACATTGTTTTGGACCATGGCGAATGACGCCGGGGTTGCGAATGACGCCTCGCGAGCGGCGGAAGAAGTGCCACCGAAAACGCTGCGGATCCCCCGGATTGCTCCAGGAAGAAAACCCGCGACTTTCTCAGCACCATCGAGGATACCGTTGAGCCCAAGCCCAGCTGTACGCGCCCCCTTCTTCTTTCCTTGTTTCTTTTTCTGTTGTGCACCGCTGGCCCGAGGGCCTGGTCTAGCGGTGGGTTTCCGACTTCGTTGGTTCTTTGAAGTGTTCATTGAGTTTGTTTGTTGGCACCGCCACGCATACATTGATACAGATAAGATTCCAGAGCTGGTGAGAGGACCCAGGTCCTCCCCCCACGAGACTGCATATGTATCTAGATGCCTAATTTCTTAGGTCCATCCAGAGTTCCATCGCTTCGTTCTCGCGGTTCTCCACGCTCTCATCGTCGAAATTTCGGGGTTGCACCATGCCTGGCACCACCTCCTCTTCTTCCTCCGACTCTTCCTCTAATCCGACATTGTACAACATGACGGCATGCAAGTTGGCTGACGGGCGAACATTGTAGACCTTATAACAGGTATCCATTGCTTTCCTATCAGCCAGTTGGCCATCAACCCAAGAACCACAGTTCTTGAACAATCGTCTCTCCTCCTTCCCAGTCATCGAGCTCTTCCAGCGATAGGTCGTCTTAACCGGTCGCTTCTCGAATCCACTCCCGAACACATCGACAATGCCGGCTGTAAGCCGACAGCTCTGTCGATAAACAAGTTCGCCCAGGTCTAGGTTACTCCTCTTGACCTGAAGATCCTCCTCTACGCAGGGGGGGATGGGTGTACTTTCTGGTTGGCATAATACCAGGCTGCCCTGTGGGTTCTCGGTGAGGTCATAGTCACTCTTCGAGAAGCCATCCAACAGAGCTTCATACCTAGCAATGGAGGGTCCTTTGGCTACCACTTGTCCACTGAACTTCTCTATCCGGTGTTGTGCAACACGGCGCTGAAACCGAGTGACTTTGAACTCGATATCGGGATGCGACCGCACACCTAGACCACCCAAAACAGGATCCACAAAGAGGTTTGCCTTCCCCTTTGCTGTCTCACGGAGAATTCTCTCCTTGTTGAGTGTCACGAACCTCCCGAACGCCCGTTTGGGGTTTGGAATTCCGTGGAGAAGCTTGTTCAGACGTGGTCCGACAGCCTTCGGATTGACGTCACCACCTTCTACTGACTTAGCTGCAGCTTCAGAGACCTTTCCTTTGCCTAGGAGAAGTCCAACGTTGAAGTACGGAACGGGCACCCACTGCCCACCCTTCTGCATCCACTGTTCACTGTTTATCACCGCGATCTTCGGATGAATCAAGTTTTTGCCAGGAGATAGTACGAAGCCGTACGCCCCCGAGAAGATGACCCACTGGTCATACAACTCCCGGTTCGCACGAAAAAGAATATCGTCGCCGTTGACTTTAACGGGAAGTTGGTTCGCACTGAACCTTCTACCAAGTGTGTGCTCAAGAGCGTGCCAGTATGTCATAAGATTGATGACGCAAAGCACTGGAAAACTCAGAGGAGAGCCCATCAGCTGGCCATTGGCCTGTCTGAATGAGTCCACCTCCGGTTGGCCCTCAAGCGTG